TCAAAGGCTTCTTCCCACTCCCATTCAATCATCATGTAAGGCATTGTTTTACTCCCATCTATAAAACACATGTTCAGCAATCTGCACGACAGGCACCTTACTTTCAGCCCATTCAGGTAGTACATAGGTTGCATGATAATGCGTGGCACCCTCAACAAAGTCATCAAGGTTTCCTGTATGTACTCCCTGTGCGATTATTAGGGCTTGTTCCCATGCTGTTTCGTCAGGTGTTTTGTCCGATTTACCGTCACAATACCAACTAAACTGGCAGCGATGGCGAACAGGAAAGTCAGGTTTCCAAGAATATGTTGGGCCTTGAGTGACCACTTCGCATACATCGTCAGGATACCTGTCATCACGGACACGATTCATTACCACTTGAGCAACTGCTACTTGTCCAATAAACGGTTGATCACGGGCTTCATGATATATGTTAAGTGCAAGGCATACGAGTGCTTCAGCAAACATTAGCAAGCCTCCAATTGTTCAATGTGTGGGTCATAGTATTCTTCTAGATATTCACAGACTTGATCCCAGTTTTCTGGGTAGAAATCTAAATCACCAGCCCAGATACCATCGTTGTATTCGTCTTCACATACAACAGAGAAATTACTATCTTCTTGAATAGTACCATAGCACCAAGTTTCTCCACCGTCTTTACGTATGTATACATGTTTATCAAGCATAGTTAAACCTTACTGATATTTCTTGAGTGGTTGACATGACACATTTCTCGTTACGTTTGAATAGTTCAGCCTCAATTAGATTGAGACCAGAGAATGTGGGATCGTCAGTTACAATACGAACAATCCAGACTTCTTCACGCATCTGGACAGAGTTAGTAGTACCATCAGTATTAGTACCCTCGTTGTTCCAGTGACCAACACCGTTGTATGCTGTGCAGCCTCCATGAATATTAGTTAGAAGTGTCTTGGCATCTTCAAAGGTTTGTCTACCCACTGCACATGGGATATATACTTCATGTATGTAGCTCATTGTTCTAGTACCACTTCTGCATTAGTTTCTATCCAGACCTTAGCGCCACAGGATAGTGGTTTGTCAGGACTGTATACGACTGTACTGCCGCCCATGATATGAACAGCGTGTGCATACTCGTTAGACTTACTGGTTTTGACAGTGATTACAGGGTTACGATTACCAGACTTTGCATTAGCCCTGATAACATGCTGGTTGATATGGATACGTTTAAGTGTCATCATACACCTCACCAAAGTCCTGCCATTCTTGTTCCCAAGTGGGTTGACCCTCGTCTTCTGTAAAGTCAGGATCATACCAGTGTGGTTCTGTACCGTTTACAATGTCTGAGACAGACGCACAATATACATCATCGTTTTCATGTGTGATTGCATTGTACATAGATAGTGCATGTTCGTAGTTTTCCGATACTTGCCAGTGATCTACGAGAGTTGGTTTATTGTCAATTATTTTTCTGATTGACCAAGCGACAATATACATTATTCTACACCTTCCCAATGGTTGATCTCTGAGTCTATATCATAGCACTCTAGATCGACTTGTCCTGTCTCAAGATATACGACAACACCGTCTGGTATTCTAGGGTGCCCCTTGTGTTCTACTATTTGTGCGTAGTCAAAATCATAGTTGTTATCGAACTGCCGCAATATTAGGTTAGACCTGTGTAGTCCTTGCTCAGTTTTCCACTGATCTTCTTTGATAAGGTCTTCTTGTCTTGCACCACGAATGAATAGGCGAGACCCTTCTTCATTAAGTGTGATCCATGCATAACCATATCCGTTTGACTCAATCTCTTCAATATCTTCATGAGATAGGTTGTAAGGAAGTTTAAAGGTTTCAGTTGCTTCCATGTATTCAGTGGCGCGAAAGTCAATTTCAATCTTGTTTGACATCTTTAAGATACTCCTGTTTCCATTCAGAGAATTGGTATCCACTCATTTCACTGAATTTGTGCAGTGTGTAGTTGTGTACCATAAGGGCAAGAACCGTTGAGTATGCTGGATGCTCTTGGTCGTTTATGTAGTCGTATATTTCATCCCATGATTTAGGAATAACTACTAGAGCTTGATTAGATAGATCCATCAGTGACCAGCCTTTCCTGCGTATCCTGAACCATTTAGTCGGTGCCTAGCATCACTGGCTTCTTGCCTGTTGATACGCTCAACATCTTCCATTTGGTCACGCAGAAAGTAATACAACTGAGTCATTTGCTCTTCAACTGTTTTGTCTGATACTTTGCACCAGCATGTAAAACAAGTCTGCATGAATTGGTAGTTATCTACCATTCTTTGTATTTTCTTTTCTGTAAGTGTCATTAGATTTCTTTCTGTTGTAAATCTTCTTTGACTGTACAACCTGTTTGCCTTGCCGATTAGTTAGCATGGTACGGGCAATTGGGTTTACTGGTTTGATTGGACCCATCGTTATCTCTCCGTTGCTATGTACTTTAGAATGTTTAACACAATAAAGAGTAGCAAGATGATGATATAAATAGATCCAAAGGTCATGTATTACACCTTTTCGATTTCGTATTCTGTAATGTGTTTGATTAGGCGAACTCCATCAATTACATATGCATCTGCAAGTACACCTGTAGCCTCGTCTACATAGTCTGCACGTGTAGTGATAATACGTCTGGATTTACTTACGACTGTTTCTATACGGTGTTTCTTTGCGGCATTCATGATTGCCATTACTTCTTCTTCTGATACTCTATCAACCATAGTAAACTCTACGGTGTTGTATACTGTAGCTCTGATATCATCATCGTTATCGTTAGACATATTTCCATATCCTTTTCTCGTGGTGTCCTGCCCACGAGCTTGCATTTTTTTCAGCAAACTCAAAGATTGTCCAGTCTACATCGTCACCAGTGTCATCAGCATTAGCTTTTTCTGCATCAGCAATAGCAAGTAGACGGGTGTAAACTTTAGCTTCAAAGGAATCCTTGAGAGCATGTGGTTCTGTGAATATACTCATTTTACTCCTATGCGTTTTGTCGGTTTGACTAAAATTATCCGAGAGTAGCCCAAGGTTTCCCAAGGCTATCTCTGTTGTTTGTACGAGACTCCAATAGAGCAGGGCGGGCTACTATTTAGCCCTGCGAACATAAAGTGTCCCGAAGGGACTCAATAATAAATATAACAAGCGCCTCCAGTGCTACAAGGTTACTAAGACCGAGCACCAGAGTCGCTATCTGAATATGATGAGAGCAGTTTATCTTCATGCTCAGGAAGTATATGCTAGAACAGATCGCTAGCGGAACCCTTAGGCTCTTCTGGCTCAACTGATCCAACAGCCTCAAAGTCTACACCATCTGTTGGGGCATAGACTACAAGGTCAGTAACTTGGATAGCTGTGAGTGAGCTAGCAACACCTTTACGACCAGCAGTGTCATAAGGATATTGAAAGACAATCACGTTAGCTTTGGAACCATTACCGATTGTGGTAACTTGCTCCATTGGTGTAAGATCAGAATTGACTACACGGACCTTACCATTGGTCTCACCGTTTGCCTTGTGTGCTTTACGCTTAAGGCTAGCAGTGAACATACCAGCGGCATCTTTGACCAGTGCACCATCTTTCCTACGGAACTTGATATAGTTGTCCTCAAGCTCTTTGACTTTAGCTTCATCAGCAGTAGCAATCTGTAGCTCATACTGTTCAGCGCCAAATGGATTGACAGGTTTATCAAGCTTAGGATAGTTGATAGTTACGTCAGTGATCTTGAAATTACGAACTTCTGTAAGCATGGGATATTACCTTCCTTGCAAAATACACAAAATTGTGTTGAAGATGCGTGATCTGTAATTAGACCACGACTAGCTAGTATTCACCTTTATTGGTGCCTACGGGACGCTTCTCTCCCCGTCTTGACTGTATACAGCACTGAACATCCGAGTCTTACTCTGCGATGTGCCCCACCATACTTATAGTTGTACCGTGCTCTGGGTTCTTTTGATGTTCACTACGCTCTCACCGAGCTTCCACGTTTTTTCATTCAGTAACCATGTGTCCTATTGCTAGGCTAGACGCTTTTCCAATATGCTAGTCGTAGTTTGCAACACAGAGGGTACAGGCTATTGTGCCTGAGTTTCAGAGATTATCTGCAGTGGTTCTGCAGTACGTAGTGATGATGAAGATACATCCTGCCGTTTGTTTGAATTGGTGGCTGAGGCTAATCCACTCTGGCAAGACTACTAAGGATGTATCCAATTCGAGGACGCAGCCGAGGAACGAGGTCTGCGGCCCCATAGTTATCTGAGAGATTCTATAAGTACTATGATTGATACTACAGTACCTATGGTTACAATCTCTTTGTTTCTGAGTATCCAAGGCCCATTACCAATAGTGACCCACTGGCACAGAAAGAGAAGTGTGTAAACAAACACAGAGATTAGTATTACTGCTGTGATCATTTGCTGAAATCCACAAGTGTCAATGAGTAGGTAATGACACCAGTGATAGTCATAATACCACAGATGGCAATTATGAATACGTGTGAGTCAGATACAGCAGCAAGGAATGATAGCACAAACCCTACGAGAGTGAGCACTAGACCGATAATAGTGTTGTCCATATTAGTCCCCTAACCATTCGTTGATCATGATAATGAACGGGATTGAAAGAAACACCACAAGACCAGCAACAGCTGTTAGTGTGGCAAATACCCAGATAGCAAGCAGTACATCAACCATCTTATTGACCTTTCCAGAATACAGTGATTACAACAGTAACCTCTGAGTTAGTGACAACGTACATACCAGTAGAGTTGTCAATGAATGTGAACTTAGCAGAGTCAGTACGATTGACCATCTTGACACCGTTGTTGACTGTGTTGATGATATCTTTGACTGTGCCTCCACGTTGTGACAGGCGAGACTTAGCGTGTTTAGTGATACGCATGACAGATCCTTTCTGAATCCATGAGTGATGATGAGTATCCCTAAGGACACTCAACGCTCTTTAGCAGCTAGAGCTTCTTTGTGGTTGAAGTAGACGACTCCGTTGACAACATAATATGTCATGTAGTGCTCCTGTGTTAGAATAAGAAGATACTTATCCACTGTGAAGACAAACCGAGGAACGAGTGTTTGGCTCTTATAGATCTCAATGTGTGCTATGAGTACTCTATGTATATATAGGTATATAGAGTTACTTCCACAGCCTTTTCTATAAGGGGTATATACAATTGAGCATTGTCCCAGAGGTTCCTTTAAGACCTCTCCCAGTACTCCCAATCGGGTAATAGTCTTAGTAATGGGTCCTATATACCCCTTATAGATACTAAAAGGACGTTTAACAGCGCATAGAAGCCCACTGAGAGCCTCTAAGACCTCTGAGAGTACTTGGGATACCACCATGAGGCCACAGCTTGTCTGGGGCTACGTAGGGGGTCTGAAAGTAATGTGGGTACCTATATATATTGTTGCTTTAATCAGGCTTACTCAAAGGCAACCAAGAGGACACAGGACACATGAACAAGAAAGAACTAGCTAAACTACTCAAGGAAAAGCAGAGAAGGTCTAGGATTAAAGGATATCAAGAGGACTTTACTAGGTTTGCAGAAGAACAAATACAGATCGTCACTAAGGACGTATCCAGGGGGTTCGTACCTTTTAAGTTTAACGAAGCTCAAAGAATAATTACAGAAAAACTAGAGGAACAAAAGAATGCTACTGGTAAAGTTAGGGCAATTATACTCAAAGCTAGGCAGCAAGGTATCTCTACCTATTGCGCTGGACGAGTCTTCTGGAAGAGTTACTACACTCCCTATGCGAGATCAGTTGTCATGGCGCATGATTCAGCTACGTCTGATGCTCTATTCGCTATGTCAAAGAACCTTATCCGTAATATGGAAGGTGATCTTGCTCCCAAAGAACTTCGTAGTAACGCTAAAGAGATTATCATTAACAGTCCTGCTATGGTTGATAAAGAAGCTACTGCTAGTTATCGACTATATACAGCGGGGTCTCCAGAGGCTGGTCGAGGTACTACACCGACTATAGCACACTGCTCAGAGGTAGCCTTTTGGCAACATGATGAGAAGATCCTTGCAGGTCTCTTCCAGGGTATCTCACAGGCTGATGGTACTGAAGTTATCCTGGAGTCTACTGCTAATGGTGCCCAGGGGGAGTTCTATAGGCTCTGGAAGGGTGCTGAGATGGGGGAGAACGAATACCTACCTATCTTCCTACCGTGGTATATAACCCCAGAATACACTAGGGAACCCCCAGAGAACATGGAGTTGACAGTTGAAGAAGAAAAACTACGAGACAAACACGGACTCGACAACGGACAACTCTACTGGAGAAGACTCAAGATTGCAGAAGGTGGAGAACTCAAGTTCAAACAAGAGTACCCCTCAACAGCTGACGAAGCGTTTATTATGTCAGGATCTAACGTCTTCAACTTGGAGCGTTTGGACGCACTAGTACCACAGTCATATGAGAGAAGGTCTGAATGGGACCCTGCCTCAAAGATGTTTGATGAAAATAGAGAAGGTTCCTTGTACATATATCAGTTTCCTGATTGGAATGAACCTTATGTGGTTGCTGCTGACGTAGCGCTAGGTGTGGGGCAAGACTACTCTGCTGCTGTTGTGTTAAATAAGCGGTATGAAGTTGTAGCACACTATAGGAACAATAAGATTGACCCTAGTATGTGGGGAGAAGTATTGTTTTATCTAGGTCGTTACTATAACAATGCCCTGTTAGCTGTAGAATCTAACAGTATGGGTATTGCTACCCTGCAGAAACTAGACAGTACAGGCTACATAAACCTATATAAGCAGACTAAAATAGCTAATGTGTCTTCAGAAGAGGGTGTTAGGCTAGGGTTTAGAACTACATCTGCTACAAAACCAGCTATTATAGCAAACCTAAAGAATCTTATAGAAAATGAAGAGATACTTATACCCTCTGTACAAATAATCAAGGAACTTAAGGACTATATATCTACAGATACAGGTAAAACAGAGGCTGCACCTAATTGTTATGACGATTCAGTTATTGCATTAGCTATAGGTTGTGAGGTATTACGTACACATTGGGACAGATTGGGGACTTCAAATGTTTCATGGAAACAAAAGATGTCTACTGTAGAACAAGCTGAGGTTAACTGGTTATAACCCTATACCACTATATATACGGATAAATAGGCCTCAAACCCTTAGTGGAAGCCAAATAGTAATTTAATCTATGCACTATTTTGTGTGTTAATCTATATACCCCTTATAGAACATAAAGACCTTAAGGGTCTAAGAGATCCGCGTTGTCCTCATGCGTCCGGTGGTACGCAGCGGTATACCACCACTTTATTTTATGGAGACCCCCATGTCAGTAGAAACATTTCTTAAATGGAAGATACTTCCTAGATTTATGATGCTTATGTCTACTCTTATGTCTTGGAGATGTGCCGAATGGTTCATGGCTTTACCAGAACCGACTGGTGCTCAGTCAGCCTTTGTGTCAGTGGTCATGGGTGTTATGACAGGTGTTTTCGGAATTTGGATGGGGCATGAACATAAATGATATGGTCACTATTACTTACAGCTTGTGTAGAAACCACTTGTGTTAAACAAGACATACAGTGGTTTGAAGATAGACAAGAGTGTATAGAGTTTAAAATATTACATGAAGAACTACCACAAGACGGTAGTTGGGGAACAATTACATATGAATGTAAAATATTAAACGGGGCTTCAACCTAATGGGTAGCCCATGTGTTGGTATTTGTAAACTAGACAACAAAGATAAATATTGTGTTGGATGTGGACGTACAATTGATCAAATAAGAGACTACTATTTAAGTGGATTAAAAAATGGTACATATCCCGTATATACAACCAAAAAGAAAACGAAGACCTAAAGAATACAAAAGCCCTGTTGTGTGGTGGAAAAGTGTTCGTTATTTAAATGGAGAAATGGAATGTCGATCGAAAAGTCAGGAGAACGCTTCTCCGGTTACAACAAACCAAAACGTACACCAAACCACCCCAAAAAATCCCACGCAGTCCTAGCAAGGTCTGGGGGCAAGGAAAAACTAATTAGGTTTGGAGAGAAGGGTGCAAGCACAGCTGGAAAACCTAAAGCAGGTGAATCCAAACGTATGAAGATGAAACGTAAGTCTTTTAAAGCCCGTCATGCTAAGAACATTGCTCGTGGACCTTTGAGTGCAGCCTATTGGGCCAACAAGGTCAAGTGGTAGTTATGGAGGACATATTGTTAGATGCAGTTAAGAAACACGCTGAAGGTCATGTGGCTAAGCACAGGGCCAACATTGAGGTGTATCTAGGAAACCCAACAGGTATTGGGGAGCACAGTGATATTATCCAAGCAATCGAACATGAGCTTGGGTGTATGGCTAAATGGCAAGAAAAACTAGACATGATTAAAAAGCATTTTATGGAGTAGAGGTATGGCAGTAAATGAAGCGGGTAACTACACAAAACCGACAATGCGTAAAAACTTGTTTAATAGAATTAAGGCGGGTAGTAAAGGCGGTCGTCCAGGCCAATGGTCGGCGCGTAAAGCCCAGATGCTTGCTAAGCAATATAAAGCAAAGGGTGGGGGCTACCGCGACTAATGGCAAAGAAACCGTCACAAAAGAGCCTAAGCAAATGGACTTCTCAGAAGTGGCGCACACGAAGTGGTAAACCTTCTACTCAAGGGCCGCTTGCAACTGGAGAGCGTTATATGCCAGCTTCAGCTGTGGGAAGTCTCTCAGCAGCAGAACACGCTGCTACCACTAGGGCTAAAAGAAAAGCTACAAAAGCAGGAAAACAATTTAGCAAACAACCTAAAAAGGTTGCAGCAAAAGTTAAAAGACATAGATCGTAAATAACCCAGGAGTGGTAAAATGTCTAGATTTGTACAAGAAACACATAAACAAAAAGGCGCTAAGAAACCCCAGGCACCCTTGCCAAAGGCAGGTTCTTACAGTCTTAAAGATTTAGAAAAGGCTAAGCCTATCTATTCTGGAACCGGAGGGAAACGTTAATGGAACCCGCTGGCTACAAAGAAGTTGTTAGTGATGAGCAGCTAATTAGTATGGTGGAGTCTGGTGTTCAGAACTCTACTGGCGATTGGCTAAACTCATCAGAACTGGCACGAGAAAGACTAAAAGCGACTTATGAGTATGCTGGTGTTGCTGATTATCACCTATCACCACAGGGTGTTAGTACTATTGTAGATACCTCTACTACAGAAGTGGTAGAAGCATATACGGCTGTACTCTCTGATTTGTTTCTTACAAATAAAAGACTAGCAAGGTTTATGCCTTGGGATAGTTCCCCTGCTGCAATTCAAGCAGCAAAAGACGCTTCAGACATTACTAACTATTGTTTATTTAAAAAGAACAATGGATGGGAGCTTCTTCAACAGTGGATGAAAGCAGCATTGCTTTGGAAAAATGCAGTATGTCGTTGGGGCTATGTTGAAGATTACGATTACGTATTTGAAGAATACGAAAAGATTAGCCAATCAAATCTTGACACACTGTTGTCAGAAGACGATGTAGAGATTGTTGGCGATTTGCAATTTGAAAATGAATTTCAATCAACTGATTCTATAACTGAACAAAACGTAGAACTTATGTATGTTGATGTTCGTATACGAAAACGTATTAATAAGTCTCGTGTTAAAATAGAGTTAGTGCCGCCGGAAAACTTCCGAATTGCTAGAGATGCTACATGTATTGATACAGCATCTTTTGTTGGTATGCAGACAGAAATGACACGCTCAGAGATCCGTAAATACTATCCTGAAATGGCTGACAGCATTGATGCCTGGGATGAACTTGGGGATGATACGTGGTCAGGTAGTCTAAAATATTCTCAAGACATTGCAGCACGTAAACAAGTCACAGGACAAGAGTACACTCAAGGGTCCTTGCAGCAAGAAACCACACCCCTAGAAGCAAACCGTGAAGTAGCGGTTACAGAATGTTGGATGCACGTTGACCGTGATGGGGATGGTATTGCAGAGCTAAAACACTTTATTATAGCAGGATCTCATATTCTTTATGAAGAAGACTGTGATGAAATTCCGATGGCTTCTATTGTACCTATTGATATTCCGTTTGAGTTTTATGGATTGTCAATGGCAGACTTTACACGCAGTTCTACATTGGCATCGACAGCCATCCTGCGTGGTTTTGTAGAGAATACCTACCTCACTAACTATTCGCCTAAGTTGGCTGATCCTAATGTGGTAGATTTCTCTGCATTGCAAAACATGAAGCCTAAACAAATTATACCAACTAATGGAAGCCCAGTAGGTGCTGTTCAACAGTTACCGCCTGAAACTATTTCTACAGGAACTGTGCCTCTTCTAGAACACTTGCAGCTTATTAAGGAACAAGCTACAGGTATGTCAAAGGCTGCTCAGGGTCTTAATGATACACTTTATGTATCAGGTAACTCAGAGCAGAAACTATCTGCTGTTCAATCAGCTGCACAAAAACGTATTCAACACATTGCTCGTAGGTTTGCTGAAACAGGATTTAAACGCTTGTTGTCTGGTATTTATTCTACAATGCGTAGTAATATGAAAGGTAATGTTAATTATAATATTGCTGGTGCACTTAAGTCTATTGATATGCAATCTCTTCCATCAAGTATGGATTTAGAAGTTTTACTTGATATTGGTGAAAACTCTAATTCTTCTTTAATTGGAAAGTATGGTCGTATTGCTGGTGAGATCCTACCTGCTCTTAATCAACAAGGGGCTGGTATGATTATTAAGCCAGAAGCTCCAGCTATTCTTGCAACTAAAATTATAGAAGCAATGGATGTTGATAGTAATGACTTTTTAGAAGACTACAATACAGAAGACTTTAAGGAAAAAGCTGCACAAGCTATACAAGCACAACAACAATCTGCACAAGCAGATCGTAATCTTGCTCAGCGTAAGGTTGAAGCAGATGCTGCGCTAGCTGAAGCAAACGTTGTTTATACTGGTGCTCAAACTAAGAACACTATGGATGATAACGCTAAGCAACTTGCTGTGTCTATTGATAAGCACTTCCAAGAATGGGCAGATCTTCAAATTAAAGCAACCAAAGAAGGTGCAGAGCTACCAGAACATCCTGGGTATGACCAGATCATTATGTTAGCGCGGCAAATCCTAAGCCCACCTCAACCACAGCCACAACCAGAGATGGGACCACAAGGACCCCAGGAGATGATATAAAATGGCAACAGTAACACTTTCAGCCGCTGGCGTAGGCGCTGCTCAATCGGGCACTGTAACTACAGCTGGTGGGTCTGGCGGCGGTATTATTATGGTAACAAACGATAGTGATGCAACCGTAACCTTTGATGTAGCAACAGCGGGTTCGACAGTTTTGTCTAATCAAACAGTCGCTGCCAAAGATTATAAAATTGTAACAGGCCTTAACAATGGTGCACAAACATTGGTCAATGTGAGTACTTCACATGGAACTGCTGCACAATCAGGCGAAATTATTTACAACACACTTGTAACTTAAGATAATGGATAAGTATCGTAAGACAGCTGAGAAGAAGCTGGGAAACGAAAAGTCATATGGAAGTCATAAAATTCATCCCGAAGAACTAGCTAGGCAAGCCCACGTTAAAGGGCACTTTGCAGCAAGAGAACGGGATGAATTCTTTGATGAAGTATACGGTGAAGTCTTAATTGACTTTTTCCTTGAGTGGCTCAAGACGGAGCCACATGAAACCAAATCTCGTGAGTTTCTCTACAGTTCTGCTATGGCACTAGGAAGTGTTAAGGAGAAAATGATGAACTTTGAGATGTACGGAAAAAACATTCCGCACTTAAAGGAGGACAACAGTGAGACCAATTGATATTGATGCTCTTATTGCAAATTATAATGAAATGATTAACACCTTAGAATACGATTCAATGCGTAGTGCTGGTAAGGCTAAGCTTAATGCAGATAAGCTTGTAAACCTTCATGAACTTGTTGAACGCTATACTAAGGTACAGAATTCTAAAAAAGCAACCCCTAAAAAGGAGGTAGCAAATGGATAACGATACCGAAGCACCCGTAGACTCTACCCAATTGGATGAACCTACAGCAGAGGTTAATAGTCAAACTGAAGAGGCTTTGCTGGCTGACATCATAGCGAACTCTGAGTTCGTAGATACTCTACCCGATGAGCAAGTACCTGAGTTAGACACGGAAGAAACTGATGAAGAAGACCCAGAGTCATCAGAAGAAGCCGATAACGAAGATGAAGAAGAAGAAGACGAGATTGAAGAAGTAGATACAGAAGATGAAGATGCTGATGAAGAATCCGCTACCGATGAACCTGATGTATTTGCAACCGATGACTTGGACTTGGAGGCTAAGGTTGTAGTCAAAATTGATGGCGAACATACTGAAGTTTCTTTTGGTGATCTTATTAAGGGTTACTCTACTGAACAACATCTGTCTAAGAAGGGTCGTGAACTTGGTGATGCAAGAAAACAGTTAGAAGAAGAATACCAAGAAAAGGTTGGAGAAATTCAAAACCTATCTAAGGCATCTGCTGCTATACTGTACTCTAATGAACAGGCTCTTTCTAAAGAGTATCATGATATCGAAGCTCAAATTGATAAAGCTCGTAGAAATGGTGATACTTATGAAGTTAACGAACTAAAAGACAAACGAGAACAAGCTCAAAAAAACTATTGGTCTGCACGTAATCAACGTGAAGAACTAGTAGAAAATCTTCAAAAAGCAGAACATCAACAGAATGAAAAAGAATGGAATGAACAACTCCAATACTTTAACGAAACCATTCCTAGTATGATTCCTGATTTTAATGAAGATACAGCTATTGCAATTCGTGAGTTTGCTATTGAAGAAGGTATTTCACCAGAAGTACTAGACTCAATTGCAGATCCTATTATTGTAAAGTTTGTTGATGATTATCGTAGACTAAAACAAAATATTACTAAAGGTACTGTTAAAAGAAAGAACACACCTGCCAAAAAGGCTCCGCTTAAGAAAGCTAAAACTACAACTCGCAAAAAGCAAGATGCAGCTTCAGCAGTTAAGGCACGAGCAATGGATCCTAACTCTTCAAGTGAAGATCAAATGGAATTTCTAAGAGGACTTGCTGAACGCTCTTTAAATCTTTAATACCTCGGAGGTATATTTAAAATGGCTAATAATCTTGGTGTACGCGGTACTGGTGGCCCACAAGGCCCAGCCCGTGGTACTGGCAAGGATGTTTCCCAGCGGGAAGATCTAGCAAACTTTATCACGATGATTACTCGTGATGAAACTCCTTTTATGTCATCTATTGGCAAATCTAAAGCAACAGCAATCTACCATGAATGGCAGACAGACCAGCTGGAAGCTCCAGGCAATTCACGCATTGGTGAAGGTACAGACTTTATCGCACCAACTG